CGACCTTACGGTTCTCAGCCCGAACAGGTGCCGATTGGTCATTAAGCTGACTAATGATGACTTGGTTGGCTTCAATGTCCTTGACAAGCAGGTTTCGGTCACGTTGCTGAGATCGACGTATAGTTGTGGATTTCTCCGCTCCCTTTTCTGAATCTGAGCGTGCCATGATTTGATCCACTGCCTCATCCATTTGTCTAAGTTGCTTGCGGTCGGCTTCAATGTTTTCTCGTGCAGTTTTAATTTTTTCGTCATAGATTGCAATCTTGCTTTGTACATCACCTGATACTAGGGTTTGGTCACTGTGTGCCTTTGACAAGAAACCAAAGATACCCAAACTGGTAATAATCATTAGGATTGTGACTGCGGCAATTGCATACCATTTCATTAGTAGTGGTAAGCGAGGCCAATGTGCTTTAACCCAACTTGCAGTTACCAATTTACCAACTTCTAGGCTTACGCCCATGATAGCAATTGGTACGGCGGCAGCTGAGAATATGGCCATGAGTCCCATGACCGAGTAGTAAATGGCTACACCACTAATGGTAAGACCGGAAAGTAATAAAAGAATAGCAAGTATCATAATAGTAAAAGGATTTTAGTCACTTATTCTACTATACTGCAGGTGCGAAGTCAATGACATTTGGCTAGGCTTCTTCAAGATAATATCCGCATTTTGGATAAATGCCGTATATCATTAAGACTCTAGTGTCGGGATAGTTTTTGCAACCTTCCCACCGATTCTCGTAGTTCATACACTTATTAGTGACTGCGGGATCTTGATTGTAATACTTACACCATTCCAGCGTGTAGTTAGTAGCATCTGTGAAGACTTTGGTTTTACAACAAATGCTACCGCATCCACCAGCTGGGGTGCAACTACCTTTAACTACAGGATTAATCCAAATGACCTCAGCCACATTAGATCCACGCCATGTAAGTTAAGTTAAATGCTGTTGTAGTAATAGGATTACCACTAAAGTTTTGCAATTGAACTGTTAATGTGTTAGAGCCAGATGGATATGCTGCGGTAACTGCAATGCCAGTATTTGTATCTGCCCCCGGTGTAACGATAACTTTATGACTTGTAGTTAATCCAGTTATCGTACATGTTGTATCAGTCGTTCCTGTTTTTGCTACAGTTGTAATTGGAACTGATACCTGCCCTGTTAAGAATGTTGTAGCAAAAGATGTAGTGTTTGTACCCAAACTTGATGCAACACCAACCACGTTGCCGTGTAAGGTGGCATTTACGTTTGCGGCCGTTACGTTACCAGTTACTGTGACATTGCCGCCAACGGATTCGTTGTTTGTTACAGTTACATTGCCTGCCGAGACATTACCAGCAGTCGCAAATCCTGTAGCAGTCACACCCAGTGCAGGATCTATTGTAGCAGTTCTTGAGATTGTGCTATACGCCGGGCCACTGGCATTTGCAGTAGTCCAAAATTCTATACGTCCACCTTGGTTGGTCGCAGTAAATATTTCGTTTGTGGTAAATGTGATACGAGCCGGACCAATGTTGGCCCAACCTGCAGTGGTATAGCCGGTGCCGGCAATTCTAAACAGGTCCACATTGCCCTGTACTCCAGTGGGGGTAGACATATTGCCTTCAAAGCGTCTACCAGCCAGTAGCGAGTAATTGCCTACACTGTCAAAGTAAACTCGATCAGCGATGTTGGCTTGTCCAGTGATCTGTAGCATAACTCCAGTTTGTACAGGAGTTTGCCACTGTGCGTTGGTATCACCAGTGATCTCTACTGCACCTTGAACACTGTTTTGCTGAGTGATGTTAAAAATACTTTCACCAGTCTGCAACATGTTGCCAGTTACAGTAACATTGCCAGTTACTGTTGTTGGCCCTGTAACAAAGGTATTACCAATGATATAACTGTTGCCTTGTAGATAAGTAGCACCAGTAATAGTTGTGATCTGACCGGTTACAAAAGTGTTGCCCGTAACCGTAGTAGTTCCAATAACAAACGTGTTGCCGGTTACATAACTGTTGCCCGTTAGATAAGTAGTACCAATTACACTGGTGTTGCCGGTTACAGTTGTATTTCCAGTCACTAATGTATTGCCAGCCACAGTGGTTGTTCCGGTAACCAAGGTATTGCCTGACACTGTGGTGTTACCAACAAGTGCCGCATTGCCCGCAATGGTCAAATTACCGTTGAACACGCTGAGTCCGTTGTTGGTGGTTTGGCCAGTGATAACAATGTTACCAATGTGTGCCACATCGCCCGTGAATGAGGTGTAGCCCAATTGACTAACATTTCCCACAAATGCAGTATTGCCTGTTATGTTTACGTTACCCGCAAAGTAGCTGACGCCATAGTTGTAACTTGGACCGTTGACAATACTATTACCAGTTATAGTATTGTTACCAACTGTGACTTTGGCCCCGTTGAATGTAGTAGTGCCATTAAATGTTGCCGTGCCGTTATTGACCGAGCTACCAGTAACTGTCAAGTTACCAATTTCGGCCACATTGCCCACAAAGTAACTGGGACCATTAACATTCAAATTACCATTGATGGTAACATTACCGGTATTGACTTCGGCTCCAACAAAGGTTGTGGCACCAATGAAACTGGAAGTGCCGGTAAAGTAGCTGGGGCCGTTTGTGATCAAATTACCATTGGTAGCCAAGTTGCCGTTTACTGTGACCACGCCCTGCTGACTGGCTGATAATACCGGAGTAATCGAGTAATAGCCAGCACTGGTTAGGATACGCAAACTGCCCACAAGGTTTACATTGCCAGTGCCATTACTGTCTAAATTTAGATCCGAGTTGGTGGTTGTTGTAGAGATTGTGGTTCCGGCCACATACAAGTTGCCAAGATTGGCAGTGGTACTGGCCACAATGATTGGCAATCCCCCGGCAGTAACGCCATCACTTATTCTTAATTGGCCAACAACTTCGTCATAGAAGATATGACCACGTTCGCCCACAAATGTGGCACCGTTTGTGCTGTTTGCTCGCCCACTGAATAGTTTTTGGATTGCCATTGACGATTAACCTTCCCAGGGTTCGTCTTCGTCGGCTAAAGCAATTGTTATTGGAGCAATGCCAGCATTGCGTCGCATGATCTCCATTTCGTCCGCATGATCTTCATCGTGACATTCACATGGCGAACATCCACATTCGTCACAGGCTTCTTCACCTTCGTCTCCGGCTAGACGTTTCATTAGGTCCAGTTTTTGTTGTAGTGGTGGTGTCATGCTCTTGACATTGATCACTGAGTGATCTTCTTGATCTTGAGGTTCGGGTGCGACATGCATTGCACTGTCGGCCCCGGGACGATTGGTAATTTCGGTGTCGCTACCGCCCTGTTGTTGTCCGTCAACCACGTCGGCCAACTTGCGTAAAATTTCTGCCATGTTCATAATTTTGTTCTTTCATTAATCCAGGATTCAGCCAATTGTACCAATTCCAACAACTGTTCTACACTTTCGCAATGCCATTTGCGTAGGCTCTTGTTGATACGGCTATTGGGATCGTGTGCAGTTTTGCTGCCGGTACGATGTTTTTTCATGCCACGCATTCGTGCACAAAAACTGGCACGACGCTTGGAGGCCTTGCTGCCTTTTTTGAGTTTGCTGGGTTTGGTGGTGACCGCGGTTTGTAGTTTGCTGCCCGGGTGTTCTCTGCGATAGCTGGCAACACCTTTTTTGTTTAGGCCACCGTTTTTGTTCTTGCCCGACTTCTTTTGCCAAGCAGCAGTTTCGGTAACAAATTCAGCTAGTTTCATGTCCTGTCCTTTAGTATGCGGCTACGTTGGCAACAAACGAGTTATTGGCCACTGCCGGTGCTGTTCCACTTGCAGCCACGTTGCCCACTTGAGTGACCGATATCAGTGCAACACCGCTTGTTGACAATAGACTCAGTGTATTGTTAATACCCTGCATATTAAAACTTGTTCGGTAATTTGGCGGAATCACTGTGCCAACGTTGCTGGTTAAACTGGCTGTGCCATTGATATTGGCCACCAATGCAACATTGGATACAATGATAACTTTTGTACTGTTTATTGGCGGAGTTGTTATTGCACTACCGGATACGTATGTGTATGAATATGCCATTTCTTAAAATCCTTGGGTCTTTGTGTTATTTAGCTGATCTTAGTATCCCGCGGCTTTCAATCTAGCAGCCAATTGGTCCAAGGCAGCACTGATCGAGGACACATTACTGGTGTAATTTTGATAGTTGCCCATGGTATAGGCCGTTTGCGAATTCACATAACTGATGGCAGCGGCCCCGTTGACATCGTTAACCGACAGTATGACATTGCCCGAGCGACCGGCCACAGACGAAACTCCGGCAACGGTATTGGCCTGTGCCAGGATATTGGCAAAGTTATTGTCTATGGTTTGGAATGCTGAACGTAGTGTATCACCTGTGCCATCATTGGCCATAGTGCCTACAAATACATTTGATAAGATCATAAAAATACCCTGTTATAGGGTATTTATGATTAGACTGCGGGTTGTACCACTTGTTCGTAGATGGTGTATATCGTGTACAAAATCATAAATACAATATGAAAAAATATTATGTGTACCAATTAATAGATACAAGAACCAATACTGTGTTTTACATAGGAAAGGGTTCGGGAGATCGTGCATACCAACATACTAAATTAAAGGACGGTAATAATAATCCACATAAAGATAGAATAATCAAAAAGATATTAGATAATAATTTAAATGTTATCGTTGAATTTATTCATCTCAATATTGATGAAGATACTGCATATATTCTCGAGGAACAGGAAATAAAAAGAATAGGAATTGATAACTTATCTAATATTGTCGAGAACGCAATGCCGCCATCAAAAAAAGGTTGGCACCCAAGCAAGAAAACTTTAGAAAAAAGAAGTAAAAGCCTAAAGGGAATAGTTCGAACAGAAGAATGGTGCCAGAATCTATCTAAGTCAAAGAAAGGCAAAAATAATCCTCGGTATGGTATTAAAGAACCATGTTCCGAGGAACGAAGACTTTCTGTACTGAAAGGGAAAAATTTACCTAATTATGAATTGTATAAACATGCAATACAATTAATGAACAATGGACTGTCTGCTGACCAAACATCTTTAAAATTAGGAATTGGCCGCGGAGTCTGCTTCAATCTCAAGAATAGGACTCATGGTATCTTTACTGCCTTTCCAGAACTCCGTCAATTGTAAACTAGCTAGATTTTTCCCTTTTGCTTCGACTTGCACATCGGCCCATTCCCAATGTTCTCTAGCCCAATCATTTACAGCACTATTCCACATAAAATCACTATGTGCACGGAGTTTTTGTTTTTTGTATCCTTGTGATAATAATTCTTCAAGATTGGGGAGTTTGTTAACATCGTGTCCTTTGAGTACATCTTCTCTGCTCTGAGAGTAATGTATCACTGGGCGGACACCTCGCCATGAATCAATTACACGTAGACATCTATCATCTTTCGCCTTGATATACTCTCCGGTTCTGACAAAGTGGTGGTGTACGTCAAGTACAAGTGCACAGGTGTTGGCGAGTTCAAGGCTGGCGTCAAGGCCCCAAGACATTTCGTCGTTTTCAATTGTAAGGCAGTTTCTAGCCTCTGGTGATAAACGTCCAAATACGTCTTTGATTCCTTGTGGACCCTTACGCCCGGATATGTGGACGTTGATCTTAAAGTCCTGGAATCGAACGCCGTATCCCATCCAACGGGCCATGTCTGCATGATACTCAAACTCCTCAATACTTCTATTTACTATTTCTTCGTTTTCACTGGCCAGCACACAAAACTGTCCGGGATGGAAACTGATACGCACACCCAAACGTCGAGCAGTTTCGCCAATGGGTGCAAATATCCTAGCACAGTGATCCTGTATCTCTTGCCGTTGCCACCAAGCAGTCCAGTCTTTTTCGGTATAGCCTTGTAGCATTTCACTGCCCAATCGCACCATTCTACGCTCGGGCGGTAGCGTGGCCACACGTTCGATCAAGCGTACCGCGGCCGCAGCATTGTGGTTCATAATGTCCCACTGACGTTGTTCGGCCTCGCTTTTGTGTTCGCGTAGCCAACGCATGGTGGTGCTTCGACCGTTCAGCTCGCGATCTTTGGCATTTACCTTCATGCCGCCGCATTCGGTGGGGTCGTTGAGCCATTTGCAACAGAAGCCAATTCGGGGAGTAGTGTGTATAGTCATGTAGTCATTATATACTACTATTATTTCTTTGTCAAGCGATAAAGCCCTTTCCAGTGACCGTGTGGTACCAAAGATAGAAATTTTTGGGTATTTTAAAGGTCCAATTGCCCAATTTGTCTATATAACTGTTGTTTGAGCTTGAAAGATGCTGATATTTTGGTAAAACTTCATGTCCATTTATGGTCAAAAACACTTCGATAGCACTGACCCCTTCGGTGAATTTTAGCAAATCAATTGACAACACAACCGGATCCAGTAGATCAAATTCAAATCTGATTTTGTCTCGATCGACCGTAAATCCATTTACAGTGACCAAACTGGCAGTATCGCCGTGTCGACGCAATTCCAAATCCACCAACAGTTTGCGTTGGGTATCAATATCCGTAATCTTTGAGAAAGTTTCTGTATTCGGGCACATGGTCTAGTATGCTATTGTTTCTCAGTGATTCAAACGCTTTTATGAACGTGACCAATTGTGTTCGCAATTGTTCAGTTTCCAACAACGGCTGATAGTCTCTGATAAAATTTCTATAGTCAATTATGACATTGGCTATAACATCACTGATTATATCGCTTCTGCGAATGTTTGTTTGATCGGTCTTTTCCAATTGATAGCGATCTATCACTTGATTGATTTTGGCAAGCGTGGTGTTTCTTATTGGTTCGGGCATCAATTGTATTTGCAACGGTGCCGGATCAGTGAGTATGTCGCAACTTTCGGCTATGACATTTTTTTCAATCATGTATTCAAATAATTGATCTATTTCGCTGACGGTAAAAACATTGGGAGTGATACGCAAACTTACATAAAGTTTTGTGTCATTTCTCAATTGCAAAAACTTATCTATATTGTGTTTAACTACCGATATCTTGGACGGATAGCGTACATAATCGTTCAATTCGGTAACGCTTTCGATACTGATGCCCAAATGGAATTCTTTGAATTCTCGCACAAGATGTTCAACACGTTGATCATAAATTGTACCGTTTGTGGTTGTGCCCACTATGATGTTTTTGGCAGTGTTGTTGGCAATTAATCGTTCGCAAATGTCATAGAAGGCAGGATCATACAATGTTTCGCCGCCCAAGAAGTGTACGTAACGCAAATTGGGAATCAGACTGATTTGATCCACTACTCGTGCCACGGTTTCGGGATTGCGTGTCCAAGATGTATAATTTTTTGGATTTTCAAATAACGGCGTTATTTGGTATAATTTTTTATAATCTTGTTCTAGGCGGCTGCTGGCAAAAGGCGTGCACATGATACAGGCACTGTTACAAATGTTGCCTAGGTCTATTTGTAAATCTGTGGGATGGTAATTGGCATGCCCTCGAGTATCGAAACTGTGTACAAAGAGATCGTAATGCGGACTGGCTCGAGCAGTCAAATCAAAATTGTCAATGTCTATGGCACTTTTAAGCAACTGTCTTTTACGTCCACTGAGTTTGTCAAATCGGTCTTGATAATAGCAGTTTGCACATCCTTTGGGACTGCGTCCATTCAATAAATCTGTACGCAACTGTTGCATGCGATCACTGTTGTAAAACTCCATGATACTGTGAGTTTTGATATTTGTCCCGTCGGATTTGGCCTTGTGCCAACGGCATTCTTCAAAATTACCATCATAGGTGAGACGGAGGTGGAACCACGGACTGGAACAAAAACTATCTTTGAGCATTGTTTTACTGAATTGGCTGATCTACATCCACATTGTCGACGTCGTGAATGCCAAACAATCGCAGGATCTTGTTGACATTTTTGGGTGCTTTAAACGGAACGTTTTCGGGAAGGAAAATGCTTTTTAGCTCGCCCTCCGAGTCAAGTATGAATCCGTAATCTTCGTTGCTGATCTCACCAGGATACTCAGCATCCTCAAACTCATCAACCAACATTACATGTTTGCCCATAATCGACTCCTTGTTGTTATAGTATTTACTATTTTACAACTATTCGGATGCTAATGTCAAGTCGGTCGTTTTGTCCGCATAAAATATGTGTCCACCAATTCTAATAATTTGGCGTTTGGTTCTAGCCCAAGCCGGGTGAATATGCTTTTCGTGAAAATACTCAATGTCCGCATATTTGTCACGGAGTTCTTGGTATCCGCCCGCAAGCAGTTCTTGAGCGACGGCAACACTATTGGTCCATCTACTATCTGTATAATTAATTTTACGTACATTTTCACATCTCCATGAGAATTGACACACTGCGTAGCTGGTCCATACAGTTTCTGTCTCTTTAATTTTTGTAACCGTTTTGAAAATCATTCCGGTTGTGACTTGTCGGATGTGTGTGACAGTTCGAGGTACACTGAACGTTGTCTTTTGATTGACCACACCACAAATGGTGCTTGGATATTTTTGATCGCGGCTTCGATTAATTGTAACCAGGCCCACTGCCACTTGACCTTCTTCGCTTTCTAAGCCGGCTTCGTAATAAATGTTACGAGCCAGACAGTCCAATTCCCGTGAGTTAACAGACTGTGCTTGACCGGGTGCCATTACGGTCAGGGCTAATACGGCTATTATGATTTGCATCATAATTCTCATATTGCTCTCCTTTTTGTTTCTTGTACTCTATTTAAGAACCACTAGATCCAGTTATAATATTAGATAATGAATCTAGGATTTTCTTAAATAACGATTTTGTGCGTTTTGTGCCATTAACTGCTTACTTATTCTGTGATAAGTACGTACTTAATGGTATGTTTTGTGCCTGGGCCAGTTCCACTGCTTGACTCGGAGCCGGATCATTATGCACTTGTATTCCGATTTTTTGTAGTGCTTGTGTATTTGTAGTTTCGGCAATTGCAGCTCGTATGGTATCACCGTACGCATCATTGGTTATCAAATTTGCACCAAATTGAGTGGTTTGTATTTTGACATTGTCGGAAAATAATGTTGACAGTGTTTGGGCAAATGAAAACAACCCTTGTCGACTGCCCGAATCAAATACAACTCCGGCCTTGTTGAGATTGCTCACTTCCAGTGCCAATTTTGTTGTAACATCGTTGAAGACTGTTGAGGCCTGAGTCACCGGTGTTGTGTTGCCCAAGGCATTTAGTGTTGCATTGACTGCTGACACCGCTGAATTTACAGCAGCTATCAATGTTGATTTGGATCCGGGCATGGCATTGACATAGGTAGTAACATCGTTGCTCAAGGTGTTTAGAGCAGCAACCACCAAACTAGGATTGATTGTATTGTAATACGAAATTATGTTTTGATAGTCACTGGTATAGTTCATGCCGGCTGTGGCACCCAAAAAGTCGCTCATGATCGGATTGTTAAACGGTCCAGTGCCCGAACTGATGTAATTTTGCAAAGTACTGATGGTTGAACTAGATAAAACCAAACTTGATCCGGTTGTGTTGTCAGTGATGTTGCTGGCAAATGTTGGAATTACCACTACTTCTAGTGTTGTAGCAATACTGGCCCAAGTTGGAAAATATCCTGCTCCCAAAGTTTGATGTATATACGATCCCACATCGTTCAAGGAATAGATTCCCAAATTGGCATACTGAGGAACCAAAGCCGAATCAATGACATTGGTCAAGGTCAAAAAGTCGGCCAGGGAAGTGATTTGTGAACCCACTGGCACTGTGATTCCAGTGGCCGCAATTATGGCCGACAAATCAGATCCGGTGACATTGCGATAAATTCCCACTACCACATCGGGGCTGATTGCAGTCACAGTATTGGTAGTTACCACATTGGTCAATGTGGGAAGATCAACCGAGCCCACTAAAGAGTGTACTGTCAAAACGCTTGCTGTTTGTTTGGTAGTGGTTGTGCTTACCGGAACTGCGGTTATGTCATTGATGTCAAGTCCGGCAGCAGTCAAATTCACAGACAGATTACCATAACTGCCCAAGCCTTGATTCAAGAGATTTTGTCCAAAAACATAGGGGTCGCCGATCAAGTTGAGTCGAGTAACATCATACATGGTTCCCCAATTCAGCACAGTGTCAGATATCAAGGGAGCTGCTTGTCCTATTCCAATAGTGCTTAGGTCAGTGGGATTGCGATATCCTATACCGCTTTGTGCATAAGTTTTGCCCTGCAACATATAAATCGAACCCACAGTATCAAATACGCTATTGGTATAGCCGTATACTGTGGTAAACACGTTGGCAAATCCGCTCATGCCCGATGCAAACGGCACAGTGGCTTGATTGGTCACTGTTCGACTCACTGACGCTATATTGGCAATATTGGCCAGGCTTGCTGAAATATTGCTCTGAAACACATATCCCAAATTGGTCGAGCATACGGGAACAGTGTTGGCCGGATAGTAGTCCAACATCCAGTACGTGTTGTTTGTGATACCGGTGCCGAGATTGCTTAAAGCAGTGCCGAGATAGGGATCGCTCAAATCGATATTGGCCGCAGCGGTAACAAATATATTGGCCGTAATAGCCACAGTGGGCAATGCTTGATACCGTGATATGGCCGACATCAATGCAGAATTTTCTGCAAGTCCTTGCCCATTCAGTATGGTTGCAGTAGCAGTCAGTTGTAGTGCCGAACTCATGCTAACTCACAAGCACAGTGGGTATTCCAGTGGCAATCAAGTGTCCGCAACTGCACAAACTGCCTACAAATGCCACCGGTTTGCCGTTGACCAAAATATTGGGCTTGCCCACAGTTATAAATGATCCGGCTTGGCACAACGGTTGTATTTTGGGATTGCCGTGCGGCACGATTTTATCGCCAACTGTGGCCACTGGTTGTCCATTGACTAGAATTGGTCTTATTGCAATAACTGCCCCCGGCGGCGGTGCTGGCGGAGCCGGATTTGTAATGGAAAGTGCGTTTACTGCTATTGGTAACCCCGGCATAATGAACCTTAACTAAGTTGGATGCCGGTAGTTGTTTTGATATAATGTTTTTCTATATCGGCAATAACTGGAGCGTGCATCAAAATATGTGTGCCTCTTAGAGTCACATTAGTATTTATATCCCCAGAAATCATGGTCTGCATCAGGCCCAAGCCTTCTCGTGCAGGAACCACTGTGCAAGGCTTAGAAACAATAAAGTCGCCCTCGACACTTTTGCTCACGAGTTTGGCTACAATTTCGTCACCGGTGACTAGTTTAAAACAAATGATGTCGCCATCTTTGTATCCTTTTTGAACTAACATTTTTATCCTTTGAGTGTTTGAAAGAATTCGTCCGACTGGCGGGCTAGGCCATTGTAGCCGCCTTCTACTAGAAGTTTGCCATCTTGGTAAATTTGTGGGACTGTTCTATGTCCTTCACTCATGACAAATTCACGTGCTTCGGGAGTTTCATCAATTTTTACTTCGGTAAACTCTATTCCCTTTTGTTCTAATAGATATTTTGCTTTGACGCAAAACGGACAATTGTTTTTTGAATATACTGTTATCATAAATTATTTTGTTGTTGTCACTAGATTAAATGTCATGCCAGTTGCTGCTAGATAACGATCAAAAATTGCTTTGTAATTTGCATCCCACACAAATGCATCGGCACTGGCTTGATCTTTCCAGGTCCACTCGAGACCGGGATCAAGTTTTTCTACCAAATTGCCAGCAGCAATTTGTGCTTGCACCAAAGTTCTTTGTGCTAAAAATGCTGTTTGATACGCAGTTTGTTCTTCTGTGGAAAGAGTCTTGGCCCAAGCATCTTCTGATGTAAATGTTTTTGGTGCTTCAACCGAGTATGTGAACGTTTGTACTACTGACATAATAAATCCTTGTTATAGTGTATTTATTGCGTTTATAAACTGAAGCCTTTAAAAGTATTCGAATCGACGTCTTGTCGGGTTCCGCCAATGACATAACTGGAGATTTCGGTTTCTTGAGGTGCCACTTGCACTTCTGAACCTGCGATCCATTTGGCAGTCCAGGGTAAAGGATTTGATCCGGGCTTGATGCCGCAGTCTAAATGCACAGCAGTCATACGCTTGCACATGAGCCAGTCTACATATTGACTTAGTAATTGTTCGTTAAGTCCGATCATGCTGCCATCTTTGAACAGATACTTGGCCCAATCTTTTTCTTGTTGTCCTGCACTCAAAAACATTTGTGTACATTCCGCTAGTGTTTCTTCACGGATGTCGGCATATACTGGATCATCCTGTGGCAATAACTTTAATGCAGTTTGTGTAAATCCCAGATGTATGTTTTCATCACGGCAAATAAGTTTAATAATCTTGGCATTGCCCTCCATCTTTTTAAGTTCGGCAAATGCCCACGAGCAGGCAAAACTAACATAAAAGCGAATGCCCTCTAACGCATTAACGCTATTAAGTGCTAACCATAATTTCTTTTTTAAATCACGTTCGGTAATGTTGACTGTTTTTCCATTTACTGTATGTCGACCATATCCCAACAACTGATAGTAATGACTGGCTTCAATCAAATCATCGTAATACTTGCTAATATCTCGAGCACAATTTACAATGGGCTCGATGTCAAGGATACTGTCAAATACTGCACCAGGATCACTGTACACATTGCGAATAATATGTGTGTAACTTCTACTGTGAATTGTTTCGTTAAATGCCCAGGTAGCAATCCAAGTTTCTAGTTCGGGTATTGTGGCAAGAGGTAGAAAGGCCAAATTAGGACTTCTACCCTGCACACTGTCTAATACAATTTGTCGCTTTAAATTACTTGTGAATATATGTTGTTCAAATGGAGTTAGGTCTTTAAAGTCTTTGGCATCCCTTAGTGTATCAACTTCTTCAGGACGCCAAAAAAATCCTAATTGTTTGTCTGTGAGTTTGTCGAATTGTCTGTACTTTACAGTTTCGTAGCGTTGAATACTAGCAGTGCCGCTGGCGTCCAAGAACGCTAATGCTTCGGTGTGTTTTGTTTTATTGTTTATGTTGAATACTGTCATATTGTTTCTCTTTGTTTTTGTAATTCTGCTTCGCCCACGCACCAATAGTAACCGCGATACGGGGCATTTCTTTTCCTATTATAATACACACTAGCGTGATTTGCATTTAATTTAGCTTCGGCGTCGGCTAAACAGTCAAAGGTAAATGTAATATCTTTAGTTGTTGGGTCTAATAGGTATGTAGTTGTTCTCATTGTACCAGGCTTGCCATAACGAGGATTTTTATCGCCTAATTTCTTCTCTCGACATTTTTTATAAAATTCGGTTGTTGGGGTCCATCCTTTATTTGGAGATCCGTATTTTTTGTTATATTCTCGTCTTGCTATACCGCCAGCATTGGGATTATTTTCTTTCATTCTTTCTGATATGATTTTATAATTTTGTCCCATATTACCACCTGTAGAAGAATAAGATATATTATAGTATAAATCAGACGATGCACATTCAAATAAATCAAGATAGTACTGTTCTCTTAATTTTAATGTAGTATTGTCCTTAATATATTCTAATACTTTCCTTTCAAAATTTTCAATACCATATTTTTTAATGGCATATTTAAATAATTTCCCACTTCCGATGTAATTGTCTTCAATTTTTCCTTTATGCGAACCTATATATTTCTTACCGTTTATTAAATTTGTCCATTCGTATATAAACCCTATGTATTCCATAATTATGCCTTTCAACATAATTATTTATGATTATTTTTAAATAACACAAGAATCACAAGATTCTTGATCTATACTTTCTTGACTAGTTGTTTCTTGCTTGTTGAATGCCAATGACGTAACGTCGATTTCGCCAGCTTGATCGTTTGTATTGAAATAATAAAGTTGTTTGATTCCGTACTTGTAGCACAGGACCAGGTGCTTGAGCATTTCACTCATGGGGATCTTTTCGTCTTCGTAGAACTTGGGATTGTACGAAGTGTTGACACTGATGCCTTGGTCCATGTATTTTTGAAATATTGCACAGATTTTTAAATAGCCTTCGGGGCTGCGTTGATCCCATAACAATTCGTATTTGTTCTTTAGTCTTCTATATTCGGGTACTACTTGTCGTAAAGCACCGTGTTTGCTTTGCTTTACACTTACATAGTTTCTTGGTGGCTCAAATCCGTTTGTGGCATTTGATATTTGTGCCGAAGTTTCGGCTGGCATTCCGGCCATTAGTGTGGCATTGCGAATGCCGGTGTTGAGTATTTGTTCTCGCAAACTTCTCCACGGCATACGCTCTTGGTGTGGTACTAGCTCGTCAACTTCTCGTTTGTACGTGTCAATTGGCAATCTACCATCGGCATACTTTAGTTCTTGCCATTTATCGCAAGCACCTTGTTCACGTGCCAAGTCAGCCGAAGCCTTGATCAAGTAGTAGCTCCATGCTTCGGCATATTCATCTACCAAGGCCAGTGCTTTGGGATCACTGTAACTGGCATCGTGCTTGGCCAAGAAGTAGGCCAAGTTGATGACGCCAATACCTAGCGGTCTAAATTCTCGTGTGCTTAACTCGGCAGCCAGCACCGGATAGTTTTGATAACTCAACAATGCATCTAGTCCACGCACTGCCAGTGTACACATTTTCTCAAAGTCACGGGGACTTTTAACATTGCCCCAGTTGATGGCACTCAAGGTACACAATGCAATTCTGCCATCGGGATCGTTAATGTCTTTTAACGGACGAGTTGGTAAGTCAATTTCGGCACACAAATTGCTCTGCTTAATTGGATGCAGTGCTTCATCAAACGGACTATGTGTGTTTGCATGGTCAATGTTTTGCAAATAGATACGTCCGGTGTCTTTACGTTCCTGCATGAACCGGGCAAACAGTTCGGCTGCTGGATATGTCTTCTTGCGTAGTTTTGTATTGCGTTCGGCTCGCTCGTATAATTCTTTAAATCGATCTTGATCGTTATAGAAAGCATCTCGCATTTCGGGCACATCATGCGGGCTAAAACAGGTAATATTGCCGCCTTGAATAAGTCTTTCGTACATTAATTTGTTGAATTGTACGCCGTAATCCATCTGGCGTACTCGATTATCCTCTGTGCCTTTGTTGTTCTTTAGCACCAGCATGTCTTCAATTTCAAGATGCCATACGGGATAGTAAGCAGTAGCAGCACCGTTGCGTACACCGCCTTGGCTACAACTACGTGTTGCTGCTTGGAACAGTTTTAGGAACGGAGTGATACCGGTGTGATAAGCATCGCCATTGCGAATTGGCGAACCAAGTGCACGTATGCCACCAACGCCCAAGCCAATACCGGCCTTTTGACTCACATAGCGAACAATCGCACTACTAGTGGCATTAATACTGTCAAGACTATCGTCAGACTCAATAAGAACACAACTGCTGAATTGTTTTTGCGGGGTGCGTACACCTGCCATAACCGGAGTAGGCAAGCTAACATCATAATTTGAAATAGCGTCATAATAATCTCGAACCCATTGTAATCTTGTTTCTTTTGGATATTTTTGAAACAGTGTGGCCGCAATCAACATATAGGCCATTTGCGGAGTTTCAAATATTTCTCCAGTAACACGGTTTTGTACTAGATATTTGCCACGCCACTGTTCCATGGCCACATAGGTAAATGTTTCGTCACGCTCGTGTCGAATATAATCATTTAATTGTGCCCATTCATTTTCTGTGTAGGTTGTAATTAATGCCGAGTCATAAAAACCAGCGGCGGTATTCTTTTTGACCAGTTCAAGTAATGTGCATGGCTTGTAGTTGTTGTAAACTTCTTTGCGTAAATGATAGTTGATTAAACGTCCGGCAACGTATTGGTAGTTGGGAGTTTCTTCGCTTATCAAGTCTGCAGCACTCTTGATCAAGGTTTCTTGAATATCGGTAGTTCGAATTCCGTTGTAAAACTGTATGTGGCTTTTTATTTCTACTTCGCTAGCACTAACTCCAGTTATGCCCTCTGTTGCCCAAATTACTACTCGGTGTAGTTTTTCTAAATCCAGTAGTTCTTTGCTACCATTTCTTTTTGTTACTTGAATGCTTGTCATTGATACCTCTTAATAGCTTTCTAATTTTAATTCTTCTGCGGAATATCTTTTTTTCAACTTTAGTGTTTTATCGAACTGTTCAATATTTACAACTTCACTATCTATCAAATTAAGTATATATTTTCCTTTGTTGATCCAGGCTAAATTATACTCGTGTCCGGTTTCGTCTTGATAAATCCTAAATTCGATTTCTAAATTCTTTTTATGTTGTGTTAATGATATAGTATACACTATCCCGAGACATTTTGCAATATCACAGTAATAATTTTCTTCAATCAAGGTCCAGGGATCGGGCCAGGCCTCGGGAGTGGATTCCAGATGATACGGTGTAAATGGTGCACGAGTCCACAATTGAGCAGTTTGCAATAAAGCAACTTCCAACGGCAATGCACCGATGCTGGTTCGAAATTTACGCCAGGATCTCAATCGATCCTCGGCTTTTAATTGAAACATGTATTATGTAAATTGTTTAACTGAGTACTTGAGTGTTGTGTTGTTAGATACCGTGCAACTCAATGTGCCGGTACTATTTGCATATAGATTTGCACCCAATGTGGTTCCGGGTTCGGTATATTCGTCTTCGAACACACATACTCCATTGGTCATGCTATAGGTTATTGTTCCAAATCTATAGTCATTGGAATTGTCTTGCATTTGATAATTGATATAGCCGGCACCATTTGCCAGAGTGGTCACTGTTGTTGTACCACTGGTTAGTACTAGTTGATAAGTGTCTAAGCGGTCATTGCGTGTGACCAAACCGGTTACTGTGCTGGCAATACTGAGTGCCGATGATGTAAATCCGCTAAATGTGCTATCGTGTAATTTTACAATGCTGCTATTGCCCGTGATTGATAAACTGTAATTGCCGCCTTGGAATTGCACACGATCAAATAAAATATCTGTGGTGTCATTTACCGTTGCTACCGCATACGATGAACTGTTTGATTTAAATCCTAGATCTTGAATGGTAATAAAGCCGGGATACCGTACTCCGCCGGTGCCAATACTGCCACCGTACTGAAACAAACTGTCACTGGTTATAATTGCCGAATTGGCACTGTTGCCAATGTTGATAATTGTGTTGTTTTTGCCATCGCCCTTTAAGGTACAGTTGGGCGGAATCAAGAGTGCACTGCTGATTAGATAGTTACCGGCCGGTATTTTGATTGTTCGTTGTACATTGGAATAAACGCCATTTAGATTGCCGGGATAAATTTGCGTAATGGCTCGTTGCAAGGCCGCAGTATCATCGGCTACTCCGTTGCCCACTGCTCCAAAATCGTAAACATTCACAGTGTCGTCTAGTACACTTTGTAAACTTCTAGTGACGGGATTTAGTACTGTGGCACCGGTTTGACTGGTATATCCCGAATTGGTTCCAGCAAAGGTATAAGCGTTGATAAAGCCCAAAAAGTTACTGTACTGTGTAAGAATCTCAGTGACTCCGGTGCTGGGAGCACCTTCGGCAAGAGTTCCGTTGCCAATAAACAAACGGCGTGTGTCTAGACTCCAACCCAGTTCGGCACTGGCCAACTGCGGTAAATCTTGTTGTAATCCACGACGGATTTGCATCTGAGAAATTTGTAGAATTGCCATACTGTACTTTAAACCTTAGCGATATTTTAGTATTTAGTTTTTTAAAGACTATAGTTCCAGTAATTCTTGAGCACATGACTGCGTGATTCAGGAGTTATAACTGTACTTTTTGGTCCGCTGAAACCGCACATGTTGCAAACTTTCTCGGGATTGGCTTGGTCCACAAACCATTGCTGAATCTCTTGATCTGTACTCGTAACTCCCAGGGTACGATATTGTTGCATGTAAGGTTGCCATTCGGGGTGATCTTTAATGCCAAAGGTAAGCAAACTGTGTTCTAATACGCCTATAGGAGGACATTTGTAAATACGTCCCCTATACAGTGTTACAAACTTTTTGGCTTGACAGTATTGATGATTTTCAACTTCATGATTGGCGTTGTAGTCGTATGTGGGACGCATCTCTTCGCCAAATCCGGTATAGTGTATGCACCAAGGCAGTTTGTACTGTTCGCAAACGGCAAATCCAATTGCCGATGTTACACCATTGACTTTTAGTCCAAACCATTGTTTGTGATGCGTTGCCGACTCGTCTAACCACAAATTCCACTCGGCAGATTTGACTCCAGGCAAGGTCAAATAATAATCAAGCACCTGTTGCTTGAGTAATGCAATGTTTTCTCGAACTTTGGAAAGATACGGCTCGGTTCCGGTTTGTATACTGATTACCATGCTCATTTCGGTTCCGGGACCAAATACATCCGCAATGTTGTCAAACAAATTGGGAAGATAATATCCATTGGTATTGAGACTGATACTGTTCTTGGGCCAATACTGTCTGACAGTTTTGACCCAGGCAGCAAACTGCGGATGCAACAACGGTTCTCCACCAAATAAGGTAATGGTCTTGGGATCGAGTTTTGTACTCCAAAACGACAACCAGTCGTGACTGTCTTCGATCCGCACTGTGCCGCGTATGTTTTTATGGTCGCTGTGTGTTATACATCCTTTGCAGGCCAAATTGCAACTGCGAATAATGGGTATGTCTAAATGTTCAAACTGTATCGGCGTCATTATGCGGTTAGATAATACAGTTCAACACGTTTCATCCATTCCTCGGTCCAGTAACGAAACTCGTCGCCTTCGATGACAAATTCAAGGTATTCGGGTTTACTATATGTCTGATCTTCAAGTAACTTGGGTTGAACTGCCATCAAAATTACACCGGTGTTGATTGCAGTGCCGTGTGTGTCGTTGTGTGCTGCTGCATAGGCTGCCAGTTGAATAAAGTAATCACCGATATTCTCACGTTTTTTAACCTTGTTGCTTTGCTTGAAATCCAGGATAGCCGGAGCACCTTTCCATAAGCCAATGCAGTCTGTGGTACCGGCATACAGGCCCGAATAATAAACAGGAACCTCACTGCCCCAATATTCTGTTACATTGGGAAGTCCTTGTAGTATAACCTCCGCAGCCATGAACCATGAGGGATGTGCATAGGGATTGGTGGGCAAGGGCCGCATGTCGTCGCTGAGAATGTATGCTTCTAAATAGCTGTGCATGCGTGTGCCACGGTTAGCGGCTTCTGTGGTTATTGCTTGTGCACGTTCTGCACCAATGGCTTTTCGCCAATTGGCCAATGCTTCGCGTTTTTCTGCAGGTGCAGTACGGTCCAGTATGGTTGTTACCGAGGGCACTTTACTGCCGTCGGGCAAACAATAATGTCGTTTGCCATCTATTGTGGTTCTACTAATGGGTGTATAATTGTAGGGTGATTGTATCATAAGCGATTATAACATATACCATGTACTTAGTCTATAAATATTTTGATGAATATACTTATAAGTGGATGCAGTTTTACCCAATGGCCCGAATCGCCCGGTGGGCCAAATATCTGTTGGCCCCGATACATCACTGGCCACAACATAACCAATGTAGCCGAAGCAGCCGCCGGTAATCAATACATCTGTGACAGTGTGATAAGAAAAGTACCGGAAGATCGGCCCGACATGGTATTGGTGATGTGGAGCGGAGTTACCAGATTGGATTATTTGACCAGTCTAGAAGACAGTGCATGGAACGAGCTATTTGACAGTTATGGGTTTTATCGCAGACTGCCCGGAAACAAACTTGGCTATATTTTTAGCGGAGGACAATTGGGCACTTGGTTTAAAAATCCTGTGGCACACAAGATGTTTTACGAAATGTATAAAGTCAGCAGTGAACTGAGTCTTGCCACAATTAACTTACAAGAAATAGTCAAATTACAAAATTTTTTACAAAATAAACACATACCGTATCGTTTCATGAGCTATGTAAATTACTGGACTGCGTTTGATAACATAAGTCCCAATGGCGACTTTGGGGTATTTAAATATCCTGAATTAAATTACTTGATCAATGAAATAGATTTTTCTCAGTGGATTTTTACCAACGATAAAAATGGAATTTATGAGCTGGCCAAAGACCTGCAGAGTTTTCAACCCGACGGATTCCATCCCGGAGATCTAGCCAATCAACGTTGGGCCGAATTGATTATGTCGCGTATTTGATCTGCGGCATGCAAGGTCCAATCAGTGTACATAATGTGGTGATAGTTGTGTTCTAG